TACTGGCAATAATAGTCATGACATCATAAATACGATGAAGCATAATGTAATTAACCATGTCTAGGTTTTGCGCTAGATCTTCTTTATTTTCATTTTCCGTCATTAGGTCTACCTATATCTTCCCAGAATTTTTCTCTACCCATAGCGTCAGTCTCTTTGATCTGCCCGCCATCAGTTTCTACTGATTGCTTCTTCCATTCTTCCATAAAAATCCAATCCTATAACCTTTCTATAGTCGCAAGAAAGACAGTATAGGTAAATTCTATCATTTAAATCTTGATTAGGCATTAGAAGGCCTTGATCCATTGGACATTCAACCTTTGGAACAAGGCCCTCTTCTGCTAAAGCCAAATATTTAGATACTACTTGTATCCTCAATGACTTTCTCCATTTCTATTGATTAGGGAATTTGGATAGCCATCTGCTAACCGCCCCATTTTTAATGGATGACCATGAACTCCAGTTTTCTCCGCCCTGGGTCATGTGATACGTTATCTCTGCGTTAATTACTGGATCAAAAAGTAGTACATTTGATCTCAGGTCGAATTTCTCTTTGCGATCATCGCCAAGGTTTCCCAGCATGTTGATCTGAAAAATTCCGTAGGAACTGTCTCCAGTTTTCCTGTTTCCGTTGTAAGCCATTGGTCGTCCATTGGACTCCGATTTTGCAACGGCCCAAGCCAGTTTAAGGGCTTTCCCTTCGAAACCTACAGCCTTGAGAAGTTGCAGCAACTCATGATCTGAAAGCGTTTCTGAAGGTTTGTATACAGTGTTGCTGAATTTTTCCAGCGTTTCTTTCTTCAGTTGTTTTGCTTGTAGCTTTTCCTCTTTAGGTGATACTGTCAAATATTGAGCAGGTATACTTGGAGGTAAAGCTTCTGCTGTCGTCATTGTTTCAGGCTGGACTCCGAATAGAAACAATGTTATCATTCCTATAACGGACCAGCTATGAGCAACATCGCTCAGCTTTTCTTTTATATTCTCCATTGGCATTTCCTCCTTTAGAGATAACGAACTATAATAGTAGCATTGTTTGGCAAATCGTGTCAAGCTAGTTGACCAGAAAATAAAATGGATATTTCATTCTCGACACCTATAATTAACTTAAAAAACAATAACGGATACGGTTATGCGGGAATTCATATTGTTAATTCATTAAAAGAATTAGGTCATAATGTTCCATTTCAAGATCCTAGAGCGCCAGTTCAATTAAATTTTTCACAACCAACTTTTTTCAAATTACACAAAAACCAATACCAAATAAGCTACACTCCGTGGGAATCAACTATCGTTCCTGAGACATGGAGAGAAAACTTAAGTTATGTTGATGAAATTTGGACAACTTCTGATTGGTGTGCAAATATTTTTGAAGATAATGGATTAAAGAATGTTCGTGTTTTTCCGCATGGAATAGAAAAAATCTGGACGCCACGCCGCCGTCGTGCTGATGGGGTTTTAAAATTTTTACATATTGGCGAACCTGCACCACGGAAGGCGGGGCAGATGGTGGTGGACGCTTTTTCTAAATTATTTGGTAATGACAAGGGGTATAGTCTTACTATAAAAGCATATAAACATAATACTACTAGAATATATAATAATTATATAGATAAGAATATATTAGGTTTACCAAATGATATATATAATAATATAAAGATTATAACAGATGACCTAGACATTAGTCAACTAGTAAAACTTTATCACGATCATGATGTTTTAGTTTATCCAAGTTATGGCGAAGGATTTGGTTTTATTCCATTACAAGCACTTGCGACAGGAATGCCAACAATTTGCACAGATGGTTGGGCACATTACGATAAATATCTTGGCCCATTAAAATTAAAATCAACTTTAATAGATTCACCTTGGCCATTTCCACATGAAGGAAAAGTATTTGAACCAAGCTATGAACATCTACTTGAGGTTATGAGAGATGTTGCTATTAACTTTACTGCATATTCTGGATACTATTATGCTCAGTCAACTAAAATACATGAAGAGTACGATTGGAATCAGTTGACCAATAATACTTTTGATCATATATTTAAAAAGTTTCTTTAAGCCCTTCCCTCTATAAATAAAGTTTGCTAGAATAAGACTCTATCAATTTTTAATTTAACCGCAAGGCGGAGAAAAGGTGTTATATGTCAAGAGTTATTGAAAACCCGTATGAAAATTTTATTGCGTTGTCCAGATACGCAAGATGGATGCCAGAAGAAAATCGCAGAGAAACATGGGGAGAAACTGTAGATCGCTATTTTGACTTCATGCTCAATCACCTTGGCAAAAATCATGGATATACTCCAGATAAAAAACTTGTTGAAGAATTAAAAAATGCTGTATATGATCGCAATGTAATGCCGTCAATGCGAGCAGTAATGACTGCAGGTGCTGCTCTTGACAGAGATCATGTTGCAGGATATAACTGCTCATTCGTTCCAGTTGATTCGCCTAGATCATTTGATGAAACTATGTATATTCTTATGTGTGGAACTGGCGTTGGTTTCTCAGTTGAATATAAGTATGTTAATAAACTTCCTGCCGTCCCAGAATCTTTTGAGAAATCTACAACCGTAATCGTTGTTGAGGACTCAAAAACTGGTTGGGCAAAGGCATACCGTGAACTTCTTGCAATGCTTTGGGCTGGACAGATTCCAGCAATAGATGTTTCAAAGCTTCGTCCAGCAGGTGCACGTCTTAAGACAATGGGAGGACGCTCATCAGGCCCTCAACCATTAATTAATCTTTTTGATTTTACGATTGCAAAATTTAAAGCAGCAGCAGGCCGTCAGTTAAAACCAATAGAAGCACACGATATTATGTGTAAGATTGGAGAAGTTGTAGTTGTTGGTGGAGTTCGTAGATCTGCAATGATTTCATTGTCTAATATTAATGATATCGAAATGTCATCAGCGAAATCTGGAAATTGGTGGGAAAACAATGCACAACGTGCCCTTTCAAATAATTCAGTAGCGTATTCTCGTAAGCCAGAAATGGAACAGTTTATTGCGGAATGGAAAAATCTTTATGATTCAAAATCAGGTGAGCGTGGTATATACAATGTTGCTGCAGCTCAGAAACAAGCAGCAAGATGGGGTCGGAGAGATCCAGAGATTCATTATGGAACCAACCCCTGCTCAGAAATTATCCTTAGACCTTATCAGTTCTGTAATCTATCCGAAGTTGTAATTCGTGAAGATGACACTTTGGCTGATATCGAAAACAAAGTTAGATTAGCTACGATTCTTGGAACCTGGCAATCAACACTTACAGACTTTAAGTATCTTCGTAAAATTTGGAAAGATAACACAGAAGAAGAAAGATTACTTGGGGTATCTTTAACAGGTCAATTTGGACATAAGTTTATGTCTGGAAAAGAAAACTTAGATAAGCTTGGAGTATTTTTGTCTGAGATTCGTGACCTTGCAAGACAGATTAATAAAGAAGAGGCGGGCAGAATTGGAATTAACGAGTCTGCTGCTATTACTTGTGTTAAACCTTCAGGAACTGTATCACAACTTGTAGGAGTATCATCAGGCATGCATGCATGGCATTCCCCATATTATATTCGTACAGTTCGTGGCGATAAGAAAGATCCACTTTCAACATTCCTTAAAGAAGTAGGCATTCCAGTAGAAGATGATTTTATGAAACCAAATGATACATACGTTTTCTCATTTCCAGTAAAAGCACCAGAAGGCGCTATTGTGCGAGATGATTTAACAGCTATCGATCATTTGAATACATGGCTCGTATATCAGCGTGAATGGTGCGAGCATAAACCATCTATTACCGTATCTGTGGATGAAGACGAATGGATGGAGGTAGGTGCTTGGGTATATAAGCACTTTGATGAAGTATCAGGTATTTCATTTTTGCCAAAATCAAATCATAGTTATAAGCAAGCTCCTTATCAAGAGGTCACAAAAGAAGAATATCAAGAACTTCTTGCAAAAATGCCAAAGTCTATCCGTTGGGAAGATTTGTCTTTCTACGAAACGGAAGACGGAACAAGTGGAACACAGACTCTAGCTTGTACGTCAGATGGAAACTGTGAAATAGTAGATATAGGTTCTTCCTCATGATGACTTTTATGCTATAATCTGTATATGGCAGAAAAAGCATATAAAGGAAACACTAGGCCAATATATAAAGGCAAGGACTACACTGGCTCTGTTATAAATAACTGGAAGGTTCTTGGGCCCATAGATTGCGTAAAAGGTATAGGTAGAAATTATCACACAAAGTGGCTGTGTCAATGTTTGTGCGGCTCAGAACAAAAATGGGTGGATAAGTATAATTTGACTAAAGGCTTAACCTCAGGTTGCAGTAATTGTTATACCGAAAGACATTCTGGATCAAATAATCCAAATTGGAAAGGCTATAAAGAAATACCTTCGTCGTTAGTTACTCATATAAAGCATGGAGCAAAATCAAGAAGAATAAAATACTCTTTATCTAACAAATACTTAAATGAGCTCTGGATTAAATCAAAAGGTAAATGTGCTTTATCTGGCATTGATATAGATATATCTAAGACCGCAAGCTTAGACAGGATTGACAGTTCTAAGGGGTATATTCAAGGCAATGTCCAGTGGGTTCATAAAAATATAAATATTATGAAAAGAGACATTCCTCAAAAAGAATTTATAAGAATTTGTAGGGCTATTTCAGTTAACCATATTGACTATTAGGTCTTTATAGGGATACAATAGATTTGAGGGCAACCTCAAAATTCCTGGGCACCGTGCCCAGATAAGGAGGTCTTTATGAAAGAAGATCTTAATAATGATGGAAAGGTAACAATGCAAGAGAAAATTCTAGCAGCGTTAGCAAGCTATGGTCGCCATTTTCTAGGTGCCGCCATTGCTCTTTACATGACTGGAAACACAGACCCAGGAGACTTAATTAAGGGTGGCATCGCAGCATGCCTACCAGTCATTTTGAAGGCGCTAAATCCTAATGAAAACTCATTCGGATTTACAAAGACACAAGCATAATTTAATACATACCTGAGAAGACTCCTATGCTAAAATAGGCATAGGAGTTTTCCTATTTAGGAGATTTTCGCAAATGGCAGGACAAAAGAATTTTGAGGTAGACCAGAATACTACTTTCAGGTTTATTATCGAATATAAAGACAGCAGCAACGCTGCTGTGAATCTTACTGGCGCTTCCGCAAAAATGCAGGTTCGTGATACAAAGGGCGGAAATAAATTAGCCTTTACACTAACTTCGCCCAGCGGCGGAATAGTTATTGATGCTGCTCTCGGCAAATTAACCCTAACGATGACTCCAACTCAAACAAATAAATTGTTTTATCCAAAGTCTTCCTACGACGTAATGTTGACGGACTCCAATGGAATTAAAACAAAATTAGTCGAAGGGTTTTTGACTTTGAGCAGGTCGGTGACTATTTAATGGCTGATAACACTGTAGTAGTAACTCAAACAGTAAATGATGTTGTAATATCTTCCCCAGGTCCACAAGGTCCTCGTGGAAAAACTATCCTAAATGGCACAGGGGCTCCTTCTAACAATCTAGGACTTGAGGGAGACTTTTATTACAATACTGCCACTACAGAATTTTATGGGCCTAAATTATCAGACACAACTTGGTCTGGAGCAACAATTATCACATTGTTCCAAGAGCCAACAGACTTTGCATTTTCATATTCTTGGGAGATAGGGCAGGTAACTGGGCCAGTATCTGGTATATATTCAGTACCAATAACTCATAATATGGGGTTCTACCCAAATGTAACAGTAAAGACTAGCGCTGGCGACATATTGGAAACTGGAATCGACTATAATAGTATCAATCAAATAACACTGACAATGGCTCAACCATTTTCAGGGACAGCGTACCTGTCGTAAGGAGAAAAAATGGCAAGATTATTCGTAACTGGCATTAATCTGAATAAAAATGAACTTCAGAATGCCAGAATCCAAAACCTCAGCACTGCGCCGTCTAGCCCAGTAGCAGGTCAAATTTATTTCGATACAACAACCAATGTTTTGTATTTCTTCAATGGAACTGAGTGGGTGCCAGCCTCTGGTTCAACTGAAGTAATTCAAGATGTAATTGGATCGTCTGTATCAGGCGGAACAGGTCTAACCGCCACATATAATGATACATCTGGTATCACAACTTTAGACCTAGATAATACTGCAGTAACTGCTGGTAATTATGGAACTACAGCAGCAAAGACAGCATCGTTTACAGTCGATGCACAAGGTAGATTGACTGCAGCAAACGAACAAGATATTCAAATTGCTACATCTCAAGTTACAGATTTAGCAGAATTTATCGATGACACCGTAGGTGACTCAGTCGCAGGTCTTGTAAAAGAAGGCGAAGGAATTGATGTAGTATATGATGACGGAGCTGGAACACTTACAATTTCAGCAGAAGATGCAACCTCTTCAAATAAAGGTATTGCGTCATTCGACTCAACAGATTTTACAGTAGCGTCTGGTGCGGTAACATTAAATGCTGAGCGTGTAGAAGATATTGTAAGCAATCTTGTAATTGGCGGAACAGGAATTGATGCTACATATAATGATGGAGCAGGATCACTATCAATTGATATTGATTCAACTGTTACTACAAATTCAGGCTCACAAACATTAACAAATAAGACATTAAGCACAGGAACTACTCTTTCTGCAGACCTTAATGCAAATAATCAAAAGATTACAAACCTAGCAACTCCAACATCAAGTGGAGATGCTGCTAATAAGGCATACGTAGATGCAGTTTCTGAAGGTCTACATGTCCATGCTGCAGCTAGAGTTTATGTAGGGACAAATATTGATTTGTCAACAGATTTAGAAGCTGGAGATGTAATCGATGGTATTACTCTTGTAGCTGGAGATCGTGTTCTTGTAAATGGACAATCTACACAGTCACAAAATGGTATTTATGTAGTACAGGCATCTGGGGCAGCTGTTCGTGCAATAGACTTTGATACCCCAACAGAAGTAAAATCTGGTGACTTTATATTTGTATCAGCTGGTACTAACTATGCTAATACAGGATGGGTGCAGACCCTTTCACCTGCAACAATTGGAACAGATCCAATTAGCTTCACTCAGTTCTCTGGTGCAGGAACTTATCTAGCAGGAGACGGATTAACTCTAACTGGAAGCACATTTAGTGTAGATGTAACTCCAACTTCTGGAAATGCTTCTCTTACCAATACAGGCGGAGCGGTAGAGGTAAAGGTAAATACAAATGACGGTCTAGAAGTAACTGCTTCTGGTCTTGGCATCAATAATGGTACAGGACTCACATTTAGTGGTGGAGCCCTAGCATTTGATACTACAAATGGATATGGAACTCGCAAGCTAGCATTCGGTGTAGGAGATGGAACAGCAACTTCATATACTGTAAACCATGCTATGGCTACAAGAGACGTAACTGTGCACGTATATGAGAATGCATCTCCATATGCACAAGTAGAGGCAGATGTAGAACATACTGATAGCAATAACTTGACTATCAAGTTTGCTACTGCCCCAACATCTAACCAGTACAGGGTAGTAGTTGTTGGATAATAATGGCTAGAAAATTTCTAACTCCCGTTACCCCGCCTTCGCTGGCCTCAGATCCAGCAAGCGGGGTAGCTGGTGCCATTTATTATAATACAACTTCAAATGTTTTAAAATTTTATAATGGAACAACTTGGACTGCAATAGGAACTGGTCAAGGAGGAGGCGGCGGTGGAACCGCAACTGGAATTCAAGCATTAGATACAGCTCCAGGCTCTCCTTCACAAGGTTCAATTTATTTTGATACAACAGAACAAACAATTAAAACTTATAATGGAACAATTTGGTACGATGTAGCTGGACCAAAAGAATTACTAGATCACCAGCACTATGCAGGAGAAGGATTAGTACGGCATGTGGACTATGGACAATATGTTGATGAATTAAATTATATTGTTTCAATGGATGGCGGAACCGCCAGCACATCCTATGCATCAGCACCAAACAATGATATAATTGACGGAGGAGCAGCATAGAAAATGGCAGTCAGAATTCAACTTCGTAGAGATACCGCCGCAAACTGGGTTTCAGCAAATCCGACATTGCGGGCGGGAGAAATTGGTATTGAAACAGATACCCTTAAATTTAAAGTAGGTAATGGATCTTCCCCTTGGAATTCAATTACTGCATATGCAAACGTAGTACCGTCAGACCTTAATAACTCATTGAATGGATATGTACAGGTTTCTGATATTGGCGCTGTCAATGGCGTAGTTGGTTTAAATGCAGATCAAGATGCAATTATTCCTGGAATGGCAATTATATTTGAGGGAGAAACAGCAGATGCATTTGAAACAACACTAGAAGTAGCAGATCCCACATCAGACAATGTTGTTACAATTCCAGATGCTACTACCACTCTTGTTGGAACTGATACTACTGATACATTAACTAATAAGACTCTTACATCCCCCGTCGTTTCTGGTCTAACTCTGTCTGATGCAAGCATCGTATTTGAAGGTGCAGTTGCAGACTCATATGAGACCACATTGA